CGCGCTATTTACGGTGTAATTGCCCGTGGGCATGGAGGCCAGACCCCAGCTCGACGGTCTCCATGCGGCCATGTCTGAGGAAGATATGGTGCTATCCGTCACGGCCGTAACATAGAAATACGTGATCGGACTCGACCGAAGCTGCGCCGTTCGTAGCTGACCGAGCTTCGAGTCGCGCAAATCAATCGCCGTAATCTTCTTCGCCTGCGGGATGCGGATCCGATATGCCCGGGCGGAGGCGTAGGTGTGGTTGAACGAACTGGTAGTGTTGGCCGGCAGCGGCGTCCGGCTGCCATCGCCCCAATCCACATATGTATCGACCGACAGGGTGAGTCGCTGAATGGTCACGGTTTGATTCGAGGCGCTAGTGGTCGCGGTCAGCGTGAATGCGGGGTTTTTGCTAAAAAGTAACATCCGCTTAATGGGTCGCATCCTTAGCTCCTATTTGCTCGCAACGGCGCTAACTGTGAATGGCAGCGCAACCTGTGCAGCCGGTACCGCTAGGCTGGCTCCAAGCCCGAAATATCGCAGCCAGCGCGGTCCAGGCTTGGTGATTGTCGCCAGATTCTGCGATGTCTGCGCTGCGGCTTGTGCGGCCTGTTGACTTGCCGTAGCTGATATGCGCACGGATGCCAGTAGATCGGGCGTCGCGCGTTGAATCTCTCGCATCGTCTGAGCAGTCTGTCCGGCTGTTAGCTTCGCAGCCGCTACTAGCCCAAGCGCGTTTGCCCCGAGTGCTGGGCTGATCTTGCTCCACGCCTGCACGCCGGGACGCGCATCCTCCAGAAGCGCGGTAGACGTCTTAGCGGTCTGTGCCGCATTTGTGGCCACTTCATCTACCGCGCCCTGGATCTCGCTCAGCCGCTCGTCAAGCTTTACCGCGGCCGAGTCCACGCGCCTAAGGAGCCCGGCGCGTGTAATCATGATTTCTCTAATCGCATCTCTGCGCGTTAGCGCCATTTGCTCTTCCGCTATGCTTGTAGCATCAATAAGTCGGGCATTGACCACGGACAGAATCTCTGTCGGCAAATCGCGCCAGGCACGCAGGCATAGGGAGGCTTCAATTGCGCACCATGAAAGACATAGAAGCGCAACGGCGGAAACAAGCTCAAGAATTTTTCTCATTTTTCATCCAAGCAAGTCCATCGGCCGTTGCCGCGGATCACATCCTAGCTTTTCCGCGACGAAACGAGCATAGGCATCCGGGTCATTGCGGTCAGAGCTCGGCGCATAAACGCGAAACATCTCCTGAAGGGTAGGCGCTTTTCCTTGGGTGTATTTTCCGTTGATGTACTGCCAAACGAGGGCCTTTAGAATTCTCCATCCCTCCTCAAGGGCTCGACGGGAGATCTCTTCCACGGATGCACCGCGAAACTTCTCAGATGCCCAACTGACAAAGTCCACATATCCGGCAAAAGTAGGGTAGGGATTGCCTTGTGCATCTTTCCAGCGCCGTATGTTCCCTGGATTGGCATTGCGCTGTGCNCGGGTAGGATAGGCAATTCCGCGTTTTTCTGCCTCCGCTTTTGAGACGTAAAAGCCCTCACGCTCTGCTATGGCCTGTGCAATCTTGTCTATCAATTCATCGCGTGTCATGAACGCAAGGCTCCATATGCCAGCTCAATAGCCCGATTAATCAGACTGGTCGAGAGCGATGGGAACCTTGTCTTAAGTGCGGCGGCCACTGTGTCTCGAATTGCAGTGCCCTTATCCTGTGATTGCAAAATGGCGGGCACTCCGAGCTTGTTAGCCAGTGCGATAAGCTCGTCATCCGTTCGGTTCGGCGTCATCTGAGCAGCCACCGAAACGAATTCGTAGGCGACTTCGAGATATGGCGACGCCGTTTCAATGCCCTGAAGAACGCGCGACCAGAAATCACGCGTAAACAACTTGGCAAAGAATGCCGTAAGTTTAGTCCAAAATGTTTTCATTATCTCACCCCTTAATCCTTTAACTTTTCCAAACTGCTTGTAATCCATTTAGGCAGCGGAACGCCGGCTTTCGCTATATTCTCTGTAATGCTTAGCGCTTCATGAATGCAGTAGTAAGTAGCAACGGCCGCTCCTATAGTAAGTGGGGTCCCTCCCCAGGGTGATGGAACCTGTATCCCTAAGTGTCTGCCAGCTATTTCAGCTCCACAGACACAAATAATTACCATTACTTTTTTGCCGATTCCTCTCCTACTTACCGCCGAATTTAGGCTCTTAGCCTGCCACGCAGCCACAAGGCCCGTCAGAATATCGAATAGAACAGCATATACTAAGAGCTGTATCATGACATGCAAGCCCCAGAAAGCAGAAATAACTACGGCTGCCGTAGCCTTAGCGAACTTCACCATTGATTCCATATCTATCTTACCTCTGAGTTACGATTGCGTTACGAGCCGCTATGCCGGTATAAGCGGCCGCTGCCGCGACGTTCGCGACTATCGCCCATTTGCGCCAGCGCCGGTTTTTGCGAACGGCGAGCGATGTGGCTAACGTAAACCCGAATAGGCCCGATTTTATCGTTGCCCCGCGCGATCCGAACCGTCCATCGGAAGAACGTAGAAGTGGGTTGCTTTCGTACCGCCCCCATGACGAGATCCCGTCCGCTAACGATGCGGCTCCATGCGCCGTTAGCGAAACGGCTAGCCAGTCCGCACCCTTGCCCGGCGTTACCTGGGTGCAGAATAGCGCTAAAGCGAACAACCAGCGGCGATGCATCGCTATGCCATTACCAAACCCGGACTCATTTGCAATGCGGCAGACTGCCGCCGCCCAGAATTCTGCTTCATTGCACTCATTACTGCCGATTGCACCGTGCGCGGGTTATTCACCACCACGCGGACGGTTTCTTGCTCAAAGAATTCCTTGGCCCCTGGGATGCTTATATTGATCACCGTTGTACCGCCAGATGGCGCTCCCGCGCCAATGCGGTCAAGTGAGAAAGCCCCATTAGACGCGTTCTGCTGATAGAGCAGGCCGCCTTGCTGTAGAAGTGATACCGGCGTTACCTTTGGGGGGATGCCCGAGGTGCTCTGACCGGTGGACATTGCATAGAGTTCCACTAAGTCGCGCACTTGCTGACTCCGTATAGCCGCGTCCAGGTTTCCGCCAAAGCCTTGCTTCGCCATATTCACAATTTCGGTCAGGATGTTTTTTTCACGGATGTCGACGCCGTAGGTGGCCTTGATTTTCTCTCGAGCCTTCTGTTCAGCACTCTTGTGAAATAGCCCGATTAGCCCCGTGATTGCGCCAACTGCTCCTGCGGCTATCCAGCCAAATGGTCCTGCCGCTAGCAGCGCGGGAAACATAGCTGTCAGCGAACCAAAACCGAGCAGCCCACTGAAGGCCCCAAGACCTGCTCCGAGAGCTGTGCCTACGCCTCCCTTTTGTCCAAGCCGGAAGGCTGAAGTAAGCCCGAACAAGGAAGCGCCAAGACCAAGCGGAGCAAGACTGGACGCGGATAATGCGCCCTTGGACAATATGCCTCCTATCTTGGTAATGCCGCCAAGGCCTCCGGGGTATTCGGGCACGCCCGGAATAGGGACGTTGAAGCCGCCAGTAGAGCCAAAAGCCGGCGCGGCGGCGCCAAGGATCGCAGCGGCACCGCCAGCCCCACTTAATCCAACGGGAACGCGAAGGCCAGTGAATAGCCGCATGAGCAGCGCAGCCACCTCGGAGCTCAGTATTTCCTTGATGGCGGTCAGTACGGCAGTCTTGAGGCTGTTTGCCAACGCTGACCAGACCGACTGACCCTTAGTTAGCAGGGCGTCAAATACCCCTTCAGCCTCTCGTTTGAAAGTGTCAAAGACTTTCTGATTATAGTCTTCGACTATCTGAGCCTGCTTTATGGCTGTGTTCTCTTTTGCCGCCTGTATGGCCTCTTGTGTTCCAGCCTCGAGTTCTGCTGTCTGCTCGGAATACTTTTGATCGATAGCCGCTCTACGCTGCTGTATTAGCTCTTCAGAGATGCCCCTTGCCCGAGCTACGGCCTCCATTTCGGCAATCTCAAGGTCTTTTTCGCGATTAAGCTCTTCGCGTTTTAGCTCCAGCGTGCGGTTCAGATAGTCAATCTCGATTTCTAGGCGCTTCTGTTGCAATGCGACTTGCTGCTCAACCGTGCGAGCTCCAACGGCGTCGAGTTGGCGCAATTGCGCGTCACGAATCTGCTCTGCTACGGTCTGCTCGTAGTTCAGCCGCGATTGCGCGGATTCCATCTCAATCTTGCTCGTCTCATCAGCAAAATCGGTAGAATCCTTCAGTTGTTGCTCTCTGATTTTGCGCCAATATTCATTTGCCTCTTCGAGTTCCTTGGCGGTAGCCTGAGCATAGGAGGCCATCTCCTTCGCCGCCTCCTGGCGCAGCGTAATTGTCTCAGCACTCGCAAGGTCTCGTTGCGCCTTGGCACTAAGACCCAACTCTTGCCTGTATTGCCGGTACTGCTCGAGGATTTTCGCGAGACCATCCTGCTCCCCACGCCTGGCTTTGTCTAGGATTTCCGCGCTACGCTTTTCCGCTTCGGCAATTTTCCTCGCGGCCTCTTGCGCTTTCCTTACGTCCTCCTCATCATATGGCGTCGCTTTTTGCTTTTCTGTGGGTGGCGCAGGCATTCCGTAGGCTGATCTAATAGCTTCATCCGTATACCCTTGCTTTCTTAGGTCGGCAAGAGTAGCGCCTTTATTGACCGCTGCGAATAGTGCGGCCTTGTCTGCGGCCTTGCTTAGTGACTGCTGATACGCATCTAACTTTTCTTTTTGCGCCCATACCACCGTGCCTAGAGCAACTACACCGGCGGCGGCAACTGTCCATGGATTCGCAAGCAGGACGGCATTGAGCCCACGTGTGGCGAGAGCGACCTTACCAATGGCAGTTTCTAGGCTGTACAAGATAGAAATTAGCTTGTATTCGACAACTACTATTGCGAGGATTTTCAGATATTCCGCGGCCTGCTTTAGGTAAGCTACGAGCTCCTGCAATCCGCCTCCGCGTACCCATTTGATCGCAGCGTCAGTAAACTCAAGCGCTGCGGGAACAAGTTCCTTAGATAGCGCGAGTTCCAAGCCCAGAACAGCAGAACGTAACGTCTTTAAGTTGTCTTCAAATTCCTCCGCTTTTTTGGCGTCCTCATCAGACATGACAATTCCTAGTTCGCGCGCCTCCTTGGCCATTGAAGCAAGCCCAGAAGAACCTTGATTTAGCAGTGGAATCAGTCTCGCTCCACCTCTCCCGAACAGCTCAACGGCCAGCGCCGTTTTCTGCACGCCGTCCGGCATTTGCGCGAACTTCGCTGCTACATCACTCAGAATTGCGTATGTGTCGCGCATCGAATGGTCGGCATTGCGAGTCTTTATGCCGAGCGCATCGAGTTGCACTGAACCGCCAGCGATGTTTTTAGAAAATCGGGCAATCGAGACGGCGAGGTCGCTCATGTCTACGTCCGACAACTGAGCGGCGTACCGCAACGCACTGAGGGACTCGACGCCCATTCCGACCCGCTGAGCGGTCTTCCCGAGGCTATCCTGCATCTCGATAGCGCCCAATGTCATTGACCTCGCCGCACGGGCCAGTGACATTAAGGCGCCATACAGTGCCTGTCCCGCAAGCACGCCTTTGGTCATGCTCATCGTCATGCCGTCGATGCCTTGGGACGCGCCGCCGGCGCTTTTCACGGCTGTGGCTTCCAGACTAGACAAGCTGGAATTCACGCCCTTGATCGAGGCGTTGGCCCGGCTGGCATCGACCTCTACGACAAGTTCGAGCTTGTTATCAGCCATAATTGCCTACTTGATTTGTCCCGGGCTGTCGTGGTATAGCAAAAGAGCTATGAAGTGCCCGGCTTGCGGTCTTGAAAACGTTCCTTCCGCGGAGTGGTGCGACTGCGGATATTCTTTCACCAGTCGACCACCGCGAACGCCATTGGCATCTGAAACAATCTGCGACGTGTGTAAGAAGCCGATTCCAGCCGGGGCGGTAAAATGCCCCTATTGTCATTCACTATTAGGCTGGAGGGGCACGGTGGTCTCAATGGTTTCGATCATTGCGTTTATCGGATCGATTGTATTTCTTTATTATGGGGCGCTAGCTCTTTACCGCCTCATCAGATAAGCGCTCACGCTCTATCTGGTCGCGTTCCTCCTCGATCACGAGCATGGCGTAGAACTCATCCGCCCGAATTTCGTCCAGGCCGATATGTACGCCGAGCTTCAGCGCCGCGCAAAGATCGATAGCTCGCCGCAGTAGTTCGCCGCGAGGCGAGGACTGCTCCGCATCTAGTTTATCGAGCGGGCAGTGGTCGCAATGCCCGCCGTCGTCGGGGGCGTCCGGGCAAAGGCCTGGATCGCAGAGTTCTTCGCGACGCAGTGCCCAGTGAATCAGAAATCGCAGGGAGGGTTTTTCGGGCCACTCCCCGCTTGTCAGTTTGGGTCAGAAGTGTCCTCAAAAATTCCCTCCAACGCGTCGATCGCAGCCTTTACGGCGACCACCTGGTGGATCACCGGAACTTCACCTGCATAACCTTCGGTCGATTCCGCCAACTTCTTGTAAAGTGCCGCCGCCGGCGCGAGGTTGATAATCAACTCCTGGCGATTATAAGGCAGGTCGAGCACGCGCGCGAAGCCGCGCCGGTATTCAAAGACATCCTTGGCTGAAGGCATGCGCAGCACGTGGCTAACCGTGCCGCCAAGGACGCGCATCGTCACACGGAAGCCATCGCCCACCGGAACAACGTCATCAACATCAGCTTGACTCAACTGCTCTATGATCCGGCTGGCCTCGAAAGCGTCGACTTCAGGCGGGTTCTCTTCCTGCTCGCGGATCTTTGCGAGCAGCGCAGCGTCGGCCTCTGCTGAATCAGGGACAGTAGTCTCCGAGATTCCTCGACCTAGCTGCTTCACGATGACCTTGCGTTTCTTCTGGCGTTCAATCCATTCTTCATCTGACGGAAATCTAACCCGAACCGATTTTAGGCCCTCGGGTGTTCGAAGATTAACCGTGATTGATTGTTTCGCATCAAACATAATTAATTCGCCTTATTGACAGATTCCGTCCACGCCGCATTTTGCTACCGCCGAAATAACGCCATTGGTATCATCCCAGAATGGAAGGCAGTCGACAGACACTGTCACAATGCCGTCGGTTTCACCGACCTCGACAGCAGAGAAAGCAACCTTGGGCCAGGTGATAGCAAGTGAGTTATTGGTGTCATATGACAGAGTCAGGCTTGCCGAGCCCGTGGTTNGGTTTTTAAGTTTGGTCAGCTCGGTTGATCCATTCTCGAAGCGAGCGACAAATTTAAGCGTAGACTGCCGTTTTCCGAACTCCAGGCGTCCGCGGATGGCACCGCTCGTTGCATTGCCAGCGCTTTGGAAGCCAGAGCCCGGATAGAATCCTAGATCTAGCAGAATGTTATTCTTCCAGGAGGCCTCGAGAGAAACGAAATTCTTGTTCGAAACGTAGTCTACGCCATTGATGCTTACTGCGAGCGAAGCCGCCGGCAGAAGTTTTTCCGCCGTTGCCGTCGGTACGGTGATCCCAGACGGCTCGACATATTTGCCCGAGCCCACAAAGTCTACGGTGATCTTTGAGTTGGCACGTCCCGGACCGCTCCCTACCGATAAAGTCCAACCCTCAACTGCGCAGCCCACCGCCATGCGGTCCACCACGACGCCCGTCCCCGGTCTGATCTGTTCGACGAAGCTGAAGTAAGGTAGTTCGGTCGCATCCCCATTCGCCGGCACTAGTGGTGTGCATGTATAGGTGAAGTTTGGCGATGACCCGGATTTCACCACCTTACCGAGTCCGAATGCCATGGCCCACGCGGCGATTTCGGCGCTAAGATATTTTTCTATCTGTCCAGCGACATCCCAGGAAGTATTGAAGGTTTGGGTCGCGAATTCGTGACCTTTTCCATACTCGTCGGCATCACTCTCAGTATTTAGTTTTGGATTGGCGAGAGCGGCGTTGAGTTTGCGCAACTGCCACATCTGACCGCTCGTGTTGGCCGTTGCGATGTCGGCTTGCTTTTGCTTACCGAAGCAAATCTGTATTTCTTGCATCCGTGCTACTGACATCAGGTTTTACCTCCTCTTGTTTTTGCTGCCAGCCCCGAATCATCAGTGGCACGAGCGCAGCCGGGCTGGCCTCCACCTCCCGCACCTCGCCCTGTGGCGAAACCATAAATACCGTATCAGTCATCTCCTATCTCCGTGAAACTTAGTGGAACTTCGAAATAGTCCAGCCCTTCCGCGTCAGTCTGCCGCTGAATCTGTGGCAGGTCCATGGGGTAACAGGACGAATGCACCGCCGCATTGAGCATCGGCACACCCGCAGATGCCGGGACACCCTTGGTGATCAGCCGGAACAACCGGTAATAGGCCGTGGGCGGGTCACCGTCAAAGGTCTCGCGCGCCCGCAGATAGAGCGTGACTTGGTGCCTCCAAACATCCACGCCGCCGAAGCTCCCCGGGCTGGTTCCTTGCCAGGCAACCATGATGCTAGGCGCTGGCATCTGGTGAATAGCTTCCGCGAGGCTGGAGTGCTTGGGATACTGGTCATGGTATGCGAAGATCCGCTGCTCATCGCCCTCCATCTCGGCGACCAGTTCCGGGATGTCGCGCAGCAGTGCGACCAGATTGTCGACCAGTTCGGATGGATCTATCATAGTTGCCTACCGCCGAGACCCTTCTGTAGCAGCAGCCGCGGCTTTATCGCTTCGATCATTTTCCTTGCGGCCTCGAGCACAACCGCTTTGTTCTTCGGCGAAAATACCATCCAGGGTTCCCGTTGTTGATTGACCCAGGCTTTAATTCTGTTCTCTATCCCCACCAGGCGGCCTCTTTTGTTTCTAACCGTTTTTATCGAGGACCGCCCCGTGACGTAAGCCTTTGCGGCCTGTTCGCTCACCGTTCGCGTCTCGAAGCTTTTGAGCATGTCGCCCGAAAGCGTCAAGTTGCGCCGGTTGCCCTTTCCTTGGCGAGTCTTCCAGATGGCGTAACTTTTGGTGAGCGGCTTTGCCGGAGCGTCGTTTGGGCCAATGGCGGATTGCACGCGATGTTTCACCGCGCCAACACCGATTTGCCCTAACTCATACATCTGTCGCTGCTGGAAGGTGAGCCTGTCTAACCGCAGTTGCCGCTTGACATAGACCCGCACGCTAGCCATTAGTCCGCCTTGCGCAACTTTAACACTGCCCCCCCGCTAGAGTCGGCTTCAATGTCAAAGATCTTGTAGACCACTCCATCCACAAGAACAGAATCCCCACGAACGGGTGCAGACGGTAAGTCCGCCGGTCGCACAAACATGACAGCATAGACGCCTGGTGAGGCATCCTCAGCCTGAACTGTCCGCTCAAAGATGGCGCGGACCTGCGCCTGCCCTCCGGATTTAGGTAAGAATACAATATCTCTCCCAAAGGCCGTCAGACAGGCGCGGTCCATGCTGGCAAAGTCTTGCAACATGTCAGTTTGCAAGTAGCACATTAATGGTGCTGGTTCCACCAGTGCTCACAGTGCCAAGGGCATATCCAAAGAATGNCCCAGTCGACTTCTTGCTCAGNTTTGGCGTATCGGCGTCGACGTAATAGATCTTGTCTCCGACCGCAACGGCAGAATTCCCCGCTCCATCTACANCCTTNACGGNGACATTAACCACGCCAGAAATGCGGACAACGGTCTTTCCATCNCTGCCGACATCTCCGACTGCTACGCCGCAAAAGCTGCCGATTCGCACTGGGGCGCCCGACGCAGGGGACGATGGATCAGTTACGGCAATCGTCAAGGTTATAGGTTCCTGTACGAAATTTTTCATGGTTCACCTCACGCTCCTGGATTCTTATACAGACCACGCCAATCGATAGCTTTAGCGCCGAAGTCAAGCCAGGCCTTAAGCTTCAAGCCTAAAACATCATCGGGATTATCGATCCTCTGGATCTGCGGCCCTTGCGCCCCATCCAAATAGGCATACTCTACAGTGGGGCATGCCATGGGGTCAGCCGCAAGATACCATGCTGTAGCCGAGGCAACATCTAAGTTGGCATCAGCCACGACCTCGAGCTGGCCAGCAAATGGGTTAAAGTCCGCCTGCTTCGTAACAACAATATTGGGCACGTTGGTGTATTGAACTGCCGTTACGCGCTTGGCATGGGGAACAATTAAGAAGCGTGGCGGTATGTTGAGCGGGGTTTTGCCATCCAGCCCCTTTTGCGTCATCATAGCCACTGATCCGGCGTCAAGCGTGGTGATAGAGATGGCCCCGCCAGTACCGGCCAAGTTTCCATGATTGGTATGGAATAGCGCCACTCCATCGCTCATAGTGGGATTCGAGGTTAAAGCCTCATATACTTTCTTATTTTCAAGTATTGCGGCCTGTGTACCAACACCTTCGAACATTTGCCGGATGGCGCCCAAATCATCATTGATGATCATTTCCCGTGTAATCAGAAGTCCGCCGCTATAAGTCTTGAGGCCGTATTGCTCCTTGCTCTCAGCCACTGAGCCATAGGTTATAGTGCCCCCTTCGGCTAGTTCTACAAAGTTTGGAAATTCGCCAATTCTCACTCGGGTCACTGGCTTAAAGTCGGGAGCGGTACTCTGTTTCGCCCAGCGCTTGTAGCTAGGCGCGGCAACCTGATACGCATCAAGGAGAATCTTATTGGCTACGTTTGCGAGCACATCCGGAAAATCGCTTGTGCTTAACGCAAACTTAACTATTTCATTGGGGTTTGTCGGCCGCCTGCCCCCGGCAAGGTGAATGCATTCTTCAGCCATTCGCGAAAGGCGCATTCCCCGCCATGGTGAGGCCGTATCATCGGCATAACGCTTGTTATCGATTTGATGCAGCAAGGAAGCGGTCATCCCCTCAATCCGCTTATCTACTGCATCGTGTTCAATGCTGACCACTTGCGAGCGCGTAGCGTTCTGCTCATAGCGTCGTGTCAATTCATCAAAAATAGCCGCACGCGCTTCCTCGAGCGTCACGCCGCGCGAGCAAAGATCGTCTGCGAATTTTTCTTCGAGCTTTGCGGCCCGCACAGCAGTTCTGATCTTTTGCTGTTCAGCCACAACTTGCGCACGCAGGGCGGCAATGTCAGCGGTTTCGCGGGTCTCATTGACACCCGCAGTTATTTTTTCATCCATTACTTCCTCCTTCACTGGTTTACGGGTTTCAACCCGCGCTTGTGGTACAACTTGCGAGAGCACGGTAGCTCTCGGATCAGCCGGAACTGGGACAACGGAGATTTCCATCGGCTCCCAGTCAGTGGCCACATAAGAACCGTCCTCTTGGCGGTCGCGCTTATAAATCAGCGCTCCAATCGAAACGTTGCGAATGATTCCGGAGCGGATATCTTGCCAGATAGGCTCGACGTCCGCCCGTTTGCTAAAGCGCAACGTAGCCAGTAGCTTGCCGCTGTCGATCCAGGCCCGCTCTACCACTCCTATCTGATCGCTTACGGTCTCCGCCGAATGAGCGTTTAGGACCGGAGCGCCAACTAGCCTCCCGATGCGAACCTCGCTATCCGACAGTCCGAGGCGCAACTGAGATATTTCCCCCGTCCATGGGTCGATGCGCATCACCGTCGCTCCCGAATAGGCGACTACATTCACGGTTCGGGCGGACGCGTCTACCGTCGCGGGAGGCGAAAGAACTGAAGAGAGCTCCACATGTTCGGCGCTATCGGTCGCTGTGCCGCCGGTCTCTCGGACACTCGCCTGCATGAGCTCAGGGGGCTCCTTGCCGCCGTCCTTTAGGTGGGCGGCCAGGTGCCGATACACTCCTTGGCGGTCGCTGTCAGGAATGTCCGCGCCACCGCGGGCATGATTGAGCGCTCCAATACCCGTAGAGCATGCAGTCATGTTAGCCGGCCCGGGGTCGCCGTTCCCATCAACTTCGTGATGCGGAAACTTGTAAGCTGACTTGGTTGATTGATCAGCCTTAGGGTCACGCCAGGCATACTCGCGTGCGTAATAGGATTGGCTTTCGCCGGATCTCAGGCGCTTCTCATTCGCACCGGCGTCCCAGGCTGAATCAGATGTATCGGTATGATGTACTGCAATAGCTGGCATATAACTACTCCTTTTGTTCGATTCCCTTAGCAGTTACCTTTCTTGGATCGCAATCCAATACAATTCCCAGACGGTCTAAGGCCTCGTTGGTTCTAGCTATCTCGGCGAGTTGCTCGTCCGGATCGTATCCCATCTCGGAAATCGCTTCGCGTAGCGTTGTGAGACCGTTACGAATGTTGGCCTGTACCGCCGCAACCTCTTTCTCTGGATCGACCCATTCCCACTTTGGCGGGGTCCAAGTCACGGCTGCATCAATCCCGCTAAGCGTCATTACTCTATCCCACACCGGTTGGCAGAACTGTGGTATGAGTATTTGCCAGCGGAATTGATCGATCATGCGCCTGAATTCGAGTAATCCGGCGCGGATGGAGGAGTAGTTAGTCTGCGACAGATCTCCCGTCAGGATCTCATAGGGAATGCCAAGGCCCGACGCAATCGACCTAAGCTGATGCCTAACGTAGTCCGAATAGCCTGCGGACAATTGAGGCGTAGCAAACTTTACATCCTCGCTGTCGCCCAGGTACGTTATCATGCCAGGCTCAAAACTCTCGATGCGCTGTCCGCTGCCGGCATCCGTGCGTGATGTGCCTAAGGTGCGGGCCGGATCACCACCGGTAACGAAGGCGGCAAAGCACGCCTCGATCTTCTTTCGGACCAGCTCGGCTTCCTCGTAATCATCTAGATCGCGCAGCCGCATGATGACAGGAGCAAGCCAAGGTACTCCGCGTTCCTGCCCGGGACGATCTTTGCGATATATGTGTAGGATCTGATCCGCCGGTACAAGATTGGGCACTGGCAACGTCGCCCCGACTAAGGTGGACGCTTCTCCGGGATGCCGGTCATATAACCAGTACCCAATCCTGCGTCCAATCAGGTCGTACTGAATGCCTTGGATCATGTAGCCAGTATTGGTTGAGCCTGTCTTCCATGAGGCCAGATAGTCGGGTTCGAGTACCTGTAACTGCAACGGGGGATTTACGCCATCTCCTACCCGCCGGGGGCGGAACCGCACCAAGCATTCGCCGCTTTCCACCACAGTCCGGGCCACTAGCGCTTGCAGCCCGTACCAGTCCAGCGCCCCGTCGGCGTCGCAGATATCGATCCAGCTCTGCCAGCGAGTTCCGGCCTTAACATTTGGCGTGCGTGCCACTATGCCGGCGCCAATAGCATTCGCGGCCACCGCCGAGACTGCTCGGGCGGCATAGGCATTATTGCGCACCAAGTCCCGCGATCTCGCCCGCAATTTAGACGCTGCACTAGCGATTTCGGCGTTTGGCCCGGTCTCTTGCGCGAGCCATCCAGACGTGCGGCGGGTGCTGCGCGCCGCCTCATAGGAGAAGCGTTCCGCGGCGCGCATACTCATACGTGCGTGCAGACGACGGCTCGCCAGTGCTGGATCAAACCATCCGATTATGCGGTCTAGCCAGTTCATCCCTTTGTAAACTCCGTATAACTGACCGGCCGCTGTGCCTGCTGCAAGCGCGCAATTTCCGCATCAATTGCGGCTAACGCCTTAGCTTGGTCGGAGTATTGCACACTCCGCTCGCCAAATTGCACACGATAGACGCCGATGGTTTTAAGAATGTCTTCGCGCTGCGCTTGAAGCTCTTCGAGTGTCATCGTAGCCAACCCTTCCGTATGGGAATCCAAGACCCACGCTGCTCTGTATGCTGCGTCGGTTGCGTTTTGGACGCAGACTGAACTGGCACTGATTGCTCGAGCTCTTGCCAGTGCTTATCCGTGAAACGGTCTATTCCATAGATTGCTGCGGCCGCGCGTGCATAAACGCGGCAGTCCAGCGCCTCATTGCGCCGATTTGGATCTTTTACCCAGTGCCCTTTTACGAAGCTTTCAGACGTCAGCTGCTTAAAGTACTCCTCACCGTAACGCGGAAAATGGCAATAGCCTGCCGGAAATGGTTCTCCACTTTCTTCCGTTGGGGGACTAAGACGCAACCGGCTGGAGAGCTCAGATTTGGCCACTGGTGTACCTATCGCCCACAACCGTGTGCCGCGCTTTCGGCTGGAATCAATCGGAGAGGCTCCCAGAATCAACTTATCTGCACGTGCCGTTCCTTTGATCGCTACTACTGTCTTCGGATGCGGCGCCCTCGCGCCACTAGGGCCCCAGATAGCCTGCGGATGCTTCCGCGCCCACTCATAAGTCAAGTGCGGATTGAAACCTGAGTCAATACACAACACCCTGATGGGGAGTCCGCTGAACTCAGAATCAAGTAAGTCATCTAGGTCTCGCCAAACGGAAGCCTCTGCTATGTCACCAGTTAGCACACGGTAGTCTACTGACCAACTTTCTTTGTTACGACCCCATGCAACCACTTCGACTTCGATCCGGTCCCGTTGGACGTCCGCGCCGGCGGTGAGGAACAGGCCACCGCGCGGGACAGTGCCGATCGGGTAATCCTCGCGCCGGTCGTAAAGTGGTTGCCAGTCTGGCGCGTCGCCGCGCTCCTGCCACGACTCGCCAAGCACCAGGTTCACGAATGACTTCAGCCGCTCGACATCCTTCTGCGCCTTCTCCCAATCCTCAGCGGCACGTTCCCATGAGTACCAGCCCACCGGGCTGTAAAGGCTTGACAGGTGATAGCCGCGCGTGCGCCCGTCGCCTTGCGCCTCGGGCCGCCACTCGCCGCGCGCGAGCATCGTGCTCTTCTGGTAGTTAAAGATCGGCTGCTCGCAGGCGATGCAGTGGTAGGCGGCTTTCTGCGGCTCGCCCTTGGGCCAGCGCAGCCGCTCGAACTTCAGCACTTGAAATTGGTCGCAATGCGGGCACGGCACCCAGTAGTGCCGCTGGTCACTCTCAGCATATGCTGCCTCAATTCGGCTTAGACCGGTAATTAGCGGGGTCGAGGTCATGAATATCTTGCGGCGCGAGAATGTGCGCGTGCGGGCTAGCGCTAGATTGATCGGATCTCCCTCTTCATCCACGTCGCCAGGGTATGCATCGACCTCATCGAGGAACAAATACCGGACGGCCATTGAGCGAAGACCAACCGCGCTGTTTGCCCCCGTCATTACCAGTAGTCCGCCGGGGAATTCCTTCGACAGAACGGTGTTACCTGAGTCTCGCATCCGGGCCGGCTTGACTAGTTGCCTTAGCACGTCGCTTTCTTCAATAAGAGGCTCAATGCGCTGCTTTGAATTGCGCTTAGCCATCTCAACTGTGGGCTGAACAACCATCATTGGGCCGGGAGATTTGTGGATTACGTAGCCTATCCAGTTATTGCCACACTCGGTTGCCCCGACCTGTGAGCCCTTCATGAACACTACTCGCTCGACCGGGCATGACGGTGAAAGCGAGTCCATAATCTCCCGAAGATATGGGGTGCGGTCCGTGCGCCATGGGCCCGGTTCAGCCGCTGACTTGCCCGACAGTCTTCTATAACGATCAGCCCACTCGGAGACACTAAGCACCGGATCGGGCTTTAATCCAGCATTAAATGCCTCGTTGTATACTTCAGTCGCTAGAGCCAGCAAGATCGTCTAACGCCTTCCTAATCTCTTCTGTAAGAATCTTGTGTACCTTGTCTGCATCTGTCTCGGCGGCGAGTACGGCCGCCAATCTGTCCGGTATGTTCAGTAAGTTGTCCCGAACTGTACGAGCCTTAGTGAACGCTGCAACTTGTACCTCATCGCGACTTACTAGCTTGCCGACCTTTTCGTCAAACTCAATTCGAGCGAGCCGCGCTAAGTAGTGCTCGCGGATCGCCCGGGCTGTGTAGTAATCTGGGCTCCCGACCGACTTCGGATCTGCCCTCACTGCATTGCGCTGAACCCTCGGACGCCACGCCGCATCAGCCTGTTCCGTATCGATTGATCCATCAGGAAGCGGTTTTATTAACCCCTGCTTGATCGCATTATTTACCGCTGTATGACTGGCACCTACTAGCTTTGCGTAGGCCCTTGCGCTCTTTACGATCACATTGTTACGCTGCGGCTGGTGCGGTGTTAAATAAATGCTCTAATTTTGGATGCGCTATGGGTCTTACGATCTTATCCCATGGGGCGCTTCCCGGCTTAATTCTTCCGCAGTATTTTTCCGCACCTCCAAACTTGCGCAGTACCGACAAAAGGCGCTTTAGGTCAACTACAACTGGGCGTCCGCCCCTTATAGCAATTGCCTTGTCCCGCATCAGATTTCGCTCAATCTCTGCGAACTCTTCACCGGCCCTCGTGCTTACCATCGCCAGTAGCCGCATCCCGGGAGAAAATACCCTTGTACGCTCAGCCATAATTACGCCCCAATCGCGGTCATCTCCGCGTCCGAATAGCTCCTGCCACTTAACGCGATAGTCACGGTCCCAGTGGATCGGCTCATACTGCATCGGTGTGTGCGGGGTCGGCAAAAACACATTCGGACTTGGCTTCAGCACGAAGTCTTCGGCCCCTGGCAATTCACTTACTTTTTGTAGTAACTCCTTGAATTCCCGCCAATCCTCTTCATCCTCGCCGGGTAAGTCGAGGATGACGTACCAAAACATTCCCCGTCTTCCTTCCGCAATGGCCCTCCTAACAGCTTCGATAATCTGCTCGTTTCGGTACGGCTTTTTCACCAGTCGCCGCAGCCGCTCGCTCAGACCCTCGATTCCAACTCTCGGAACAGAATCCTTTCGGCGTGATAGTCTGTCGAGGCGAACGTCGCTATCAACACGAACCTTACCGAGCCTGTGAGCGGCCTTTGTTATTTCCTCATCCTGACTGTGAATCGTCGGCTCTGGCGCAAACAGCGCAACCCGCTTGCGACGCGTGGACCGAAGAGCGGATATTATTCCCTCGAGCGGCAGCTCGCGGTAGGGCTTCCAGTAAGTTACAGCGCAAAACGTACAGGTAAACTTACATCCTCGCGCAACTTCAATGCGCGCAATATCGTTTGTTTCGTGCACAAATGGCCTCAACTCCGGAGCAAAACCGGGAGTCGGGGGCGGGCCGCCATCATAAAGCACACAAGCCGGTAAATTACCGCCAATAAGTTCCGGTAAGACGTTTTCTCCATCTCCAACTGAGACGAAATCTACAAGACCGCTGAAGGCATACGGATTCATTGTGTTGAATCCGCCGACTACGGTCTTCGGCCGCCTGGTCTTTCTCTTTTCGCACCCTGCTGTCCGTAAAAAATCCGCTATGACGTATATATGCTCCCACCAGAAGGCCGAGAATACTGCCCAGTCTACGAGCGGAGCGGTGCGCGGAGTAATGCGATACAGCTCGTGCCCGGCAGACTTCAGGTCGTCTAACACGAGCGCAAGGCCATAACCGAAATCGTCTCGACCGCACGTTAGATACCCGATCTTCATTCATCAACCGTGTACTTCCACAGGTACGTCTTTCCGAGTGCGTCAAGCTTGTTCAAAATGGCTTCGCGGCTTCCAAGCCATACCGTTGCCGGAACAGACAGTCTAATGACAATATTGGTCGGTGTATCTTCCGTTTCATCGTCTACCGACTGACCGCGTGCCGGCTTGTCTGGTTGGAACAAATCCGCCAGCTCTTCATCGCTGAACCCGATCACGTCAAGGTCAAAATTGTCATCCCTGAGGGCTGCTAGCTCCTCACTGAGTAACTCCTCATCCCAGCCGGCATTGAGAGCCAGTTTGTTGTCGGCAATCACCAGCGCCCGCCGCTGGGCCTCCGTCAGGTGATCGAGCACGATCACCGGCACCTCGTCCAGCCCGAGCTTGCGCGCCGCCAGCAGCCGGCCGTGACCGGCGACGATCCCGTCGCGCGAGTCCACGAGAATCGGATTCGTGAAGCCGAACTCGGCAATCGAGGCCGCGATCTGCATGATTTGCTCTTCAGAGTGTGTGCGCGGATTCCGATCGTACGGAATCAGCCGCTCTGTGGGCCACATCTCGATGCGCCGCGCTATTGACGGGGTGGCTGTATCTTTCATTTGGAAAGTGGAAAGTTTATTTCCGGTCTGACGCTAGCGAAATTTTGCAACAAATTCACCCGCCGCCGCCGGCTTCCTGGAAGGACCCGTAAATCCATGATAATACAATACTTAGCCCATCTCTTCAGATTTTGTACCATCAGTCCCCCTAACGGTAACCCGCGACGAGTTCGGACCCGATTCTGGCCTAAGCACCGCCTGCAGCCGCCTCAGCCTGCACCACAATATAAAGGCCCAGCCGCATACATCCAGAAGCTCCTCCTCAATCTCGCCAATTAGCTCTGATGGCTCTCGGCGGAAGGATATCTCCCCATATTCCCGCGCGCCGGCCTCCAGGCGCTTTCGTAAGCGTAGCCAGAACTGCGCCAGCTCTTTCTCATGATCCGTCATCGCGATGCCATGCATTCTGTAAGCACGGCCAGGAAGATCGGGCGCAGCTCGTTACCACGTCCGAGTTGCCTGAGCTTCCAGCACAGCCGCCCGTTGTCCAAATGCTCGCGGAAGCTATAGCGCGTTCCCATATACTGCCGTATGTTCATCATTGGCCCATCACACTCCCGCCGAAAAAGGATGGCGCGATTGATGTGCCCCTTCGGGTGGCGCACAACGCGAGCGATCAAACCGGCGGCCTCGAGCCGAGCCAGGCGCTGCTCGCTGACCCAGTCAGCCAGCTCGCCGTCAGTGGTGTATAAGGGGATCTGGTTATTCACGCAAATATACTTTGGGTATGAAATCCTGCGGGAAAGAGTTTCACGAGCGTCCCGGCGCTCGTATTAACTACCTCAAGCTGCAGTCTTTAGATCCGGTTGGTCCTCACATCGTGGCTTGGCCTCTCGAATCGAGCGCCATCGCTGGGCGCGCTCCTGCTCCCATTTGCGATAATCGCGCTCACCTCCCGCAGAACAATGCGGCAATCTGAGTGCCTCTCGATGTATTCTCGGCGTATATTTTTTATCGTAGGGGTATCCATAAAAGCCATTAGATGGCTTATCGTCCGGAAGTTCTTGAGTAAGCCATTTCGATACCTGTTCCACTTGATTTGTCCCGTTATTAAGTGGCCGCTTGTGGGATTTTTAGCATACTTTTGGGTAAATTATTTTTTTTTAATCCCAAGACGCTTAATAGCTCGACTCAACCTAACGCGTAAAACTTGAGGAGTTATCCCCAGTTTCC